TGATCAGAATGATTACGCGGTGATGTCTGCGCCCGTGCTATCAGCACACAGGATTTGCAGAACCTTGCCGGGCTGCGTGCGCGTGGCGCCGTAGGACGACTTGGTGTAGACATCATAGGGTTCGCTGGACAGATCGTTCCGGATCGAAACTCGGTTCACCATGTCCGTCCACAGGCCAAGATACATGCCGGACTTGACGAACACCGCAACCTCACGGCTCGGATCAGCATTGACCTGGAGACGCTCGGACACGACGATATCGAAGCCAAGGAAACGACGAAGGCGGCCATCCACGAGGACAGGGCGATCGTTGAACTCGGTGGACACGATTTCGACCTGCTTCAGAAGATCACTCTCCTGCTGCGAACCAATCACGATCGTGGCCGGATCGGTGTCGAGATCGTTATGGTAATGCTGGAGGATACGCCGCGCTTCAATGAGCTTGGCGACCGTCAGGCCAGTGGCAGCGGACGCATCAAACGCCGCGGCGATCTGGAAGGTGGAAGTGGCGAAGGTCTCGGCCGAGAGGCCGCCAGCATCCTGGCCAAGCTGCGCAGTGCCGAAGAAGGCCGCGATGATGCAGTCGTCCCATGCACGGCCGATCGCGTATGCCGCGTTCGTGCTGTACTCGGACTTCGGATCAACGATGGTGCGGAGTTCATCGAAAGCGTCAATGAGCTGATCGATTTCAACATCCTGCGGGAAGACCCAGCGCCGGGTATAATCGGCATCGGTGCGGTTCTTCGGGGAGTAGCGGCCGGCCGGCGCCTTGGCGGCAATCGCGGCGAGCTGGTTGATCGGGGAAGCCTGCTTGCCGACATGCTGGCCCTCACGGACTTTACCGCGGAGCTTGCTGCCAGCCTGCTGGAGTTTCATTTCCAGGTTGGTCGAAAATTCGGTCGTGAACAGTTTGAAGAGGTTCTCGGACATAGCGCCCTCAGAAAAGGAATTGGATGGCCGGTCAAACCGGGTGGCCTTATCCAATACTGGGGGCCGTCTTCCCCCTCTTAGACGAAACAAAATGTCGCGTCAAGAGGGGAAATAATAATTCATGAAATTAAATTACGCTCCTCGGGAAGCCTCAGTATCGTCTCCAGCAATCAGAACATTGAGTTCTTTCATCTGCCGTACCGCTGCTGTGTCACCTTTCAGATACCGATCGCGGAACGCAACGTCTGCCATCAATTCCTTCTTGGTGGCAACTGCACCCTCCTTGGTCATGAGCTTTGCACCTCCGCTCGGAGACAGGACGAACTTGTCCTCTCCGATCTTGGAGCCGATATTCCGGAACATATCCATGACCTTGGCGTAGCCAAGCTGGGTCTCCAGCGCAGCCACAGTCTCCGGAGAGACGCCCAGCGCGGCAGCCGCAGCCTTGGCGACCACCATGTTCGCGTCATGGTTGGCGCCCCAGTTCGTGGCGAGCGCAGTCTTCTCCGTGGCGAGCGCAGCAGCCTTCTGTGCCGCGGTCTCCGTGGCCTTGGCCTCGTTGACCTTGACGACTGCCGCGGCCAGAGCTTCAGCAATCGCAGCCGGGGCTCGAACTCCCATTGCGGCTGCGCGCAAGGCATCAGCGAGGGCGGGATCAGTCACTCCCGTGAGCGCGTAATCCTTGGCCTCCTTGCCGGCGCCAAGACGCTGCCAGAACGCATTCTGATCTGCTTCAGGAGCATCCGGCTTCGGAATGCGCGCGATCTGATCGGCCGGGATGCCAATGAACTTCTGTGCTTCGCGGTGCGCCTTCGTCATCGCAATTGCAACTTCAGCCGGCGTCTTGTCGGCAATGCCAAGGTTCTGCCAATGGCCCACAGCTTCAGCGTCGGCGCCGGCCGTGGTGTACCACGGAGCGGGAGGGGGAACTACAGGCGGCACTACCGGGGGAACTACGGGATCAGGCATCTTCTTCGTCCTCTGCTGGTTCAGTCACTATGATGTCCTTGCCACCGAAGATGGAAAGGAGCTGCGCGTCAGTCAAATTCAAATGCTGACGAATGCGGTTGTAGACTTCGAGACGGCCCACGAGGCGAGCGGTGTGATAGGGGTCACTGCCCCAAGGCACACTGTCAGCGCGGCAGAAGGGGCCCAAGTCGCGGAGCACGGCTTGCCCGGCCGGGGAGCCGAAGCAGAGACGATAGTTGATCCTTCGCGATCGGATATAGGCGAACGTGGTCTCAATAGCTTCGCGTAAACTCATTGCACACCTTGTGGGGCTCCCTGATCTTGGGGAGCTTGTCCGGGTTGTTGAGGTTGACCAATACCAGCCTGAGCTTGCACAGCTTGCGCCTTCATCATTGCGGCTTGCGCGGGAGCCGCCTGTATCGCCTGTTGTTTGGCCTGTGCTTGCGCACGAGCCTGACGTTTCTTCGCGACATCTTTGTCCGAGGACATCCAGCTTGCAGGCACAGCCTGAATGTCCGCAATGGCTGGGACCGCGGTGTCGAAGTCGAAACGGTCGAGAAGGCTGGGGTCTTGCGTTATATTAACCAGCTCCTTGACACTCTCTAGCGTGCGCATGAAGCCAGCAGCTTCCTGAGACCGCATCGCCTTTGACAAGGGAGAAGTGTAGACCGTCGAATAGGAGCCACGGGCTTCTTTCAAGCGGCCGGGCTGCGGTGGCAACATGTTCTGCGAAGCGAGCACATCCAGCTCACGATCAATCATAGGCCCGAGATATTCCGATTGCTGCCTCCCGACAGTCGGGGCCAGAAGAATGCCTTTCTCGTTGACCCGCTCGATCACTTCCGTGGCCGTCATGGTCGGAGATTTCTCAAGGATTTGGAAGAGGGCCACCAGGAACACGTCCTGGATCAAACCCTTCTCGTCAGCCATCATCTCCTTGCTGATCTGGATTTGCCCAGTCGGCAGGACGTGAACCAGCAGCTTGCCATCCTGAGACACACCACCCTTGTTCATGGAGCCGGGACGAAGCGACATATCGACCACGCCATCGTCCGCGGTGAGCAGCACCGGATCAGCGGCACGATGGCCTTGCTTCAGGAAGGTTCGCTTCTGAGCGTTCAGGGTCTTCAGCGCAGGCAGGACCATCATCGCCGGTCCGCGGCCGTACATCTCGTTCGGGGTCTGATCGTAGCGCGAGCACGCCAGCGGGAAGGTGTGATAGCCCCCTTCCGCCTGAAGCATCGTCTTGCTCTCGATGCAGAAGTACTGGGACTTCCATATCTTGCCCTTCTCGTCCAGCCGGTCCGGATCGTAGTCCTCACGCGGATAGACACAGTGCATGAAGTTGTAAGGCTGTTCGCTGTTCTGTTCCAGCGCTGACTGAAGGGTCTCGGGGAAACGATCCGGCCATTTTTGCTTACACTGGCGGGCCGTCATCCTCCACCAGCGCGTAAAACCATCCACCAAACCCTGGTGGTTCTCACTGATGAAGAGTTGGCCAAGAGGCAGGGATTTGTAGCGGAGCCCGCGGACCGATTTGTCGTGTCCGTCGAACGCATCAATGAACATGCCCGCGGTGCCATAGGCGCCGAGACCCTGATAATTGTTCTGGTTCTGTGAACTGAAGTTGGCGATTGGTGAATAGCGGGCCTTGAACAGAATGCGCGTCACCTTCTCAAACCAGAGCCGGGTGTCGCGATCCTTCATCACGTATTCGTCGCTGGCTTCGAGCCCGTGCCAGAACATGTTGCGAGGGGTCAACATGCTGTCCATGATCGCGCCGAAGCGATGCAAGGAGACCATGCCAGTGGCGTCAACCTGACGCTGGGTGAGCTTCTGCCCCGGCCAATTGTAGCTGCCATAGAAGAACGTATTGCGCGATGGGGGGTCGATCAGAGAAGCGATTTCTTCCCATTGGGTAGCCGTGGTGTTGCGGTAAAGCTGCTGCTGCGAGAACCGCTGCATTGCCTCGAAGAACTGAGCGTCTTCGTAGGCTGATCCTGCCGCCGACCACTTATCCATTAGTCATGCCCTGCCCGAGCAAGCTCATGCTGGCAGGACTGAACATGCTTCCGTTCTGCATCGCCAAACGCTTCTTGCGGGCTTCCTCGGTCTCGTCCTCGACCTGCTGTTGCAAGTTCTGGCCGAGACCGAGATCGGTGCCCGCAGGCGACAAGGAAGCGTTCTTCATGGATAGCGGCGGCACGAGTTCACCAACAGTGGAGGTTGCGTCCGGTCTGGTTATGGACCCGAACCTGCTCCACTGTCAATGGGGTATCTTTATTACCCGAATATTTTATTGCGCGCCAGGGTTCACAAATTACCTTACTTTGTGTCGCGGTTAAACGGGTCTGGCTTAGACTTGCGCAGCCGGGGAGGAGCGTGAATGAAAGGAAGCTTGCCAACAGGAGCAGCATTTTGTTTCGCTTCGCTTGCCATTTGCTTTTTGACCGTTTCAACGGCTTCGTCGCGAGCAGAGGCACCCGCAGCCACAGTCCGCTCGATCGCAATTTCATTTTCAGCTTCGCAATGGCGCCGTTCATCATGAACTCCTATTGAGTATACGACTGCCGCAACGATCAGACATCCTGCTGCCCAAACGAAGTCAGATTTGAAAAGGGGGGAGAACCATGCCGCGGCAAGACAGCCAACCACTCCGAGGGTAACAAGGCCGTAGTTGAGAACCATGGGCCAGATGCCGGCGATGTAAAGTTGAAAGAGATGCATGGTTTAGTCCTCTCGACTGGATCGTGATTGTCCGTAGCTACCACCATTGAGATCAGAGTTCAAGCCTCTTTCGTATCCCCCGATCGCCATCTGACGCTCTTGTGAGCCTTTCCAGACATGAACCCCAACGACCGCATAGCGTGCAGTAAGGTAGAACGTGATAATCGGTGTCAAGGCAACAAGGCCATCGACCACAAACTTGTTCCCCGTCATCAAGCTGTACATGACTAACGCTGCCGCCAGAGGTGTCTCGATAGTCAACTCCCACGCCTGGATTGCTCGCCACTTCCCCCATAGTCCGTCTCCTCCAACGATCGCGTCTATCGGATCAGGATGACCCTGCATCGAAGGCATGTCATCCA